TGAAGTCAGGGCGGATCTCGACCGTGGACGGCAAGATCAGCCCCGCGTCTGCGGACCAGCAGTGGCAGGAGAACACCGACCAGAGCAAGCCGCGCAATCGCATCACCGGCAACCCGAAGCAGACCAAGACACCGGGCGAGCCATCCGAGCCCATGGACCTGGGTGCGGCCGACGAGGTCATCGGTGGGCCGTCTACTGCCAGCGGCTACGCCAAGGCCCGCGCCGCTCGCGAACTGTACCAGGCGCAGCTGGCGAAGCTCGAACTGGACCGCAAGCGCGGCACGCTCGTACGCGCCGACGAGGTGCGCCTGGGCGCGTTCAACATGGCCCGCAAGGCACGCGACCAGTTGATCGCCCTGCCCGAGCGCCTGGCCAGTGTGCTGGCTGCCATCCAGGAGCCCGCCGAAGTCCAACGCATCCTCGAGGAAGAGATCGAGCGGATCTGCCAGGAGATCGCGGATGCCGAACGGCCGTGACGTCTACGAGGCCGCCTACCGGGCGGGCTGGCGGCCGGAGCCGCGACTGACGGTCAGCGAATGGGCCGACGAGCACCGCGTGCTGGGCAATCGCTCTGGCCACGCGGCGGTGCACTGGCACACCGACACGACGCCGTACCTGCGCGAGATCATGGACGCCCTGGGACCGCGTTCGCCAGCGCGGCGGGTCGTCTTCATGAAGGGCTCCCAGCTGGGCGGCACCGAGGCCGGCAACAACTGGCTCGGGTTCGCGATGCACCACGCACCCGGTCCGATCCTGGTCCTGCGCCCGACAGTGGACGAGGCCCGGCGGTTCAGCCGGCAGCGCCTCGACCCCATGATCGCCACCACCCCAGTGCTGCACGACCTGGTCCGCGAGGCGCGGGCCCGCGACGGCGGCAACAGCCTTCTCATCAAGGAATTCCCTGGCGGGGTCCTGTTCCTGACCGGATCGAACTCCGCGACGGGCGTCAAGTCGATGCCGATCCGCTGGCTCTTCTGCGACGAGATCGACGAGTACCCGGGCGACGTCGATGGGCAGGGCGATCCGATTGCGCTCGCGGAGAAGCGCACCACCGGCCCCCTCTACTCGCGCCGCAAGGTCTTCCTCGTCTCGACGCCCACGATCAAGAGCATCTCTCGGATCGAACGTGAATTCCTGGCCTCGGACCAGCGCCGGTTCTTCGTCCCCTGTCCCGAATGCGGCCACTACGACTGGATGCGGTGGGAGAACATCCGCTGGCGCGACGACGACCCCAAGACCGCGACTCTGGCCTGCGTGAACTGCGGCGTCCTGATCGAGGAGCGGTTCAAGACCCAGATGTTCGCTGCCGGCCAGTGGCGGCCCACCGCCAAAGGCAATGGCGAGACGATCGGATTCCACCTCTCCAGCCTCTACTCGCCACTCGGCTGGCTGCCGTGGTCGGCGACCGTCGCCGAGTTCCTGGAATCGAAGGACAACCCACTCCGTCTGAAGAACTGGGTCAACAGCGTGCTGGGCGAGACCTGGGAGGAGCGCGGGGAGACTGTCGACCCCGACAGCCTTCTTACACGGGCGGAGCGGTACGAGGCCGAGGTACCGAACGGCGTGGGCGTGCTCGTGGCCGCGGTCGATGTGCAGGGCGACCGCCTCGAGTGCGCGGTGAAGGGATACGGCGCGGCCGAGGAGTCCTGGCTTGTCGCCTTCTCTCAGTTCCACGGCGACCCCGGGCGCGACCAGGTCTGGATGGACCTCGACCGCTTCCTACGGACGGAGTTCACGCACGAGAGCGGCCAGAAGGTCCCGATCTCCTGCGTTGCCGTCGACAGCGGCGGCCACCACTCCGAGCAGGTCTACCGCTTCTGCCGCGCGAGGATCGATCGGCGCGTATTCGCGGTCCGCGGTGGCTCCGAGCGCGGCAAGCCGCTGGTCGGCCGCCCGTCCGATCACAACCGCTACCGGGCGAAGCTGTTCACCCTCTGCGTCGACACCGGCAAGGAGATCGTCTACTCGCGCTTGCGGATCGGGTCGCCAGGACCTGGATGCTGCCATCTGCCGGAGTGGATCGACGCCGAGTACGTGGCGCAGCTGACCGCCGAGAAGGCCATCCGCAAGTGGATCAAGAACCGCGGCACGGTCCGCGAGTGGGTCAAGACCCGCGACCGCAACGAGGCGCTCGACCTCGAGGTCTACTGCCTGGCTGCCCTGTACATACTGGGCCCGGCGTTCGTGAAATCCCTGTCGGAGCGGGCCGCCGCCCTGGCCCACCGGCGGGAGATGCCGGCGGTGGCCGAACCGGAGCCATCAGCGCCAATGCCGCGGCGCCGGGGGTGGATCGATGGGTGGCGGGGGTAGCCCATGGTGGATTCCGGAGATCCAGTGGCCGGCAGGGGCGCCAGGATCTGGCCCCAAACTGCCAATCCTCGCTCCACTCGCAAGACGCTGCAAACAATGCATTTATCTGCTGTTTTGCCTTCCCATTCGGCCCAGAAAGCTCGTCACTGTGACTGCGGCGGGCATAGGGCCCGGCGCCCCAAAAGGAGAACTCCATGACGGTCAACGAGATGCTCGAACGCCTGCAGGAGGCGGTCAACGAAGGGTTCGGTCAGTGCGAGGTGCGCCTCGCCTTCCAGCCCAGCTGGCCGCTGCAATTCACCGTCGCCGGGATCGCCACGCCGGACGACGCGTCGCGCGCCCAAGGCGAACCCGACGAAGAACCGGATGACGCCGCCTCGGTGGTCTACGTCGTCGAGGGTGGCCACCCGGACGACGACTCCCCCTACGCACCCGCCTGGGCCTTCGCCGCGGCGCAGTGAGGAGGGCGGTTCCCATGACTACGAACCACCATCGACCTGCCCGACTGCGCTTCAGCGACGGGATGGAATTCGACCTCAGCGGCGACCTGCAGGTCGTCCAGCGCCGCGACGGCTGGTACGTGGTCGGCCGCGGCATGCTCATCCCCGTCGCCGATCGCGAAGAAGGCGACCGGGTGGTCGCGGAAATGAACAACCGAGGAGGTGACAACGATGCGCTACGGACCTGACGACAAGTTCTGGGTCGTCGTCGACCCGAAGCCCCACGCCACGCTCGACGATCTCGTGTTCGAGGCCTCGCTACGCGACCTCGAACTGCAATTCCGGGGCGGGCTGCAGATTGACGAGAATCCGACCCTGTTCACCGACCGGCAAGAGGCCCGCCTCGAAGCCTACGGACGTCTGACCGCCATGCGGGCCAGCCAGGCCATCCTGCGCGCCGGCCGCGACAACCCGAACACCCGCATTGACCGCGTCGAGATCTACGGCGCTGACGGGACGCTCGTGTTCGCAGCGGACATTCCGCAGGAGGTCGACTGACATGGCGAAGAACGCGGCGCCGCGATTCGGCCTGAAGGCCCACCAGGTGTTCTGGAACGATCGGGGCAGCATCGTCTGCGCCTGCTGCCACATCCCCTACCCCGGGACCGACACCTGGATCTGGGAGCGATGGGAAGAGATCACGCCCGCTGACATGGTGGAGATCGACCGCCAGGGCGGGCGCGTGGCGTGCGAGGGCTGCGGCAAGAAGCCCAGCCGGATCGTGCGTCTGGACCCGAGCGAGAGGAACTGACCGATGAGCAAGACCACCAAGAAGCCCACACGGGCCCGCAAGCCCGCGGCCGAAAAGTCGGCCGCCGAGACGAAGACCAAGGCCCAGAGCAAGGAACTCTGCGTGTTCGCCTTCCGGCTGACCGAGGCCGAGCGGGACGCGATCCACAAGGCGGCCGGGCCGGCGAAGGCCTCGAAGTTCGCGCGCAACTTGCTGGTGGCAGCGGCGACGAAGGACGAGGCGGCGGTCCGGGCGATCATGAAGGAGGTCCAGGTCGAAGCCTAGCTCGCTGGCACCCGCTCAGCACCGACGACCTCTCGGCTGGCCGAGGGGTCTGTCGGCTTCAGGCAAACCGATCGCATATTGTGGACCGAACGCATTGCATGGGATAGACTCCGGGACGCACATTCGCGCACGGATAACAGGTGGCGGCCGCGAATGCAATTCGAGAGAATGAGCTGGCCGAGACGCACCCGATGAGAGAGACCGTCTTTCGGTGGGCTTTCTCAGGGCCCTCAGTTGAACAGGGCGCGCTTGAATGCGCTGTCAGACGCCACTCGAGGCCGCGGGGGCTCGAATTACCAGACACGGCAGCGTGGAGCCGGCAATGCCCGTCACCAGACAAAAGAAGAGGACGGATAAGATGAGCCTGCCAGTTGTTCAACCGTCAGAGGCGCTCGCTCCAGGCCAGCCCGAGGCGATGCACTCCGCCCTGGCTATCTATACAGCCGGCTATGAGGGTCAAACCATAGAGTGCTTCTTGGAGAAGATGGTCCAGAACGGCATCCGTCTGCTCGTGGACGTCCGCCGGAATCCGATTTCCCGGAAGCCTGGCTTTTCGAAGCGCCAGCTCAGCGAATCGGCAGCAAGGTTTGGGATCAGCTACGAACATCTTCCCGATCTTGGGATCCCTAGCGATGAGAGACGTCACCTGGGAAGCCTGATGGATTATCAGAGGCTCTTCTCCAAGTACGAAAAGACCATCCTTCCGGCCGCCGAGGAGAGCATCGACCGGGTGGCTGCCCTGGTAAACGAGGCCCCCGCCGTTCTGGTCTGTTTCGAGGCCGACTGGCATCGGTGCCATCGGAGCCGACTCGCGAATGCTGTTGCCAGCAAGACCCGATTGGAGGTCATCCACCTATGACCGAGCCCGCAGCCGTGCGGCACGAAAAGATCCTCATCACAGTCAAGACATACCCTCTGCCGTCAACGACAGCATGTCGCGAGACGGTCTGCACTGCAGGTGTTCGAGAGGACGGTAGCTTCATCCGGCTCTACCCTGTCGACTATAGGTACCGACCCTATGCGGAGTGGTTTCCCAAGTACGCATGGGTCTCTGTTGATGTTGGAAAGCCGAAAAAGGGTGACCACAGACCGGAGAGTTTCGAGCCCGTAGGTGAATTCAAGCAAGTCGGGTTCATTGCTGCACAGGCTGGCGGCAACTGGATGGAGAGAAGGAGGTACGTGCTTGCGCAAGGTACTCAGACCATGTGCCGCCTGGAGCACCTAGATGATGAGGAGAAATCGCTCGGTATCGTTCGGCCGCTAGTCGTCGAAGATCTCATGGTTGAAGAGACTGATCGCGAGTGGAAACCCCAATGGCAGAAACTTTTTCAGCAGGGTCGCCTCTTTGGGCCCGAACAGAAGCCGCTTGAGAAGATCCCCTTCAAGTTCTCATATCGCTTCAGGTGCGAAGAAGACGGGTGCCGAGGACACACGATGATGAATGCGGATTGGGAGGTCGGCGAGTTATACCGCAAGATGCGTGACAAGTTTGGGGACGAAGAGATCGCCATTAAGAAGGTGCAGGATAGGTTCTTTGGTCAGATATGCGGCCCCAAAAGGGACACGCACTTCTTTGTAGGAACGGTACTTGCCTACAAGACTTGGATTGTTCTGGGGACCTTCTGGCCCGAAAAGCAATAGGCTCCATCTCACTCTCACAGTCTGTCTCGAGGTGACCGCGGCTCTGGGAACGATGCTATCGAGCGCGACATTTGCCTGAGGAGGCGGGGGCATCTCCGGGGCGACCACCTATCGGCCCAGATAAATATCGATCAGGTCGAGGTCGCGGTAATCGGATAGACCCCGAGGAGCCTGGGTCGAATTCAGCGCCGCCGACATCGCTGGACGTCGAAGCGCCTTCGGCCACCTTGGTGACATGCACCGTCTTCATAGCTCGCTGCTGTCGCCACGCCCGCGCCCGGCATGCGTCCGAACAGAACCGCTTGGGCTGTCCTCGCCGCGTCTTCTGGGCTTTGAACTCCCGCCCGCACAGGGCGCAGAACGAAATCAGAGGTCCTTGCATTCCGTTCGTTTCAGTTCCAGGTGCCTGAATACCTCCTGGCCTCTCCGCGACGCTCACAGCGCCTTCTGAAGCGCCATCCTCGTGCGGCGACCGGGTCGCCGAAAGAAGACCACCGGCGTGGCTGGAACTACCTTCACCCCGCCTATACGCGCGCACGCAGAAAACGGGGGGTATTTTCGTGAGGGTGAAAGAAGGGGAAGGAAGGGAAGGAAGAAGAAGAGAGTGTGTCTTATAACGAGTTACGTGCCGAGCATTCTTCACCTTCGTTCACCTTCCTTCACCCCAAAATTCGACCTTCGAAGAGGCTTCCTTCACCTTCGTTCACCTTTCTTCACTGCTTCCTTCACTCTCCGCCCTTCGCCGAGTCTGACGATGATCCAGCCAGGCGGTAGATCCGACCTGTCCGGCCGGAGGTGGCCTGCACCTGGACGACGATGTCGCCTCGCTGCTCGAGCGTCGTCACCAGACCAGAGAAGCTCTTGGCGTCGGTCTTCATCCGCTTCAGCAACACGCCATGGGGCAGCGCCCGGTCGGGAGCGGCACGCAGCTTCTGCAGGAACCGTAGGCACTCGGCATGAAACGGATTGTCCGCGACATGGGATTGGGCCATGAACAGCATCCGCTTGGTCTGGTGCAGGATGAGCCGGCTGGCCCAGGACGCGGCCGTCTTGCCGATCTCGGGGCGCTCGTGGTTTTCGCTCACGGCGTAGATCAGCGCGAGCTTGCGGGCGTGCTCGCTGACCCGTCCCCACACCGTCGTCCCGACGCTGTCGTCGGCCGCCTCCGCCTTGGCATACTCGGCCTCGGCTTCGAGCCTGGTCTCGACGAGTACGCCCGTCGCTTGGTCCGTGTGCGGGACGACCCGCGGCACGGGATGCCAGTTTTCGAGGTTTCCGGTGCCGGCCCTAAAGTCTGCCCACCACTGCGCCGTCTCGAGCACGCGCTCCGGCAAAGGAAGCAGCCGCGGCTCTCGCCCTGTCGAGCGGCTGCCGCACTCCAGCACGATCATCCGGGCGAAGAATCCGTTGGTCAGCATCCGCTCCGAAAGCGCCTCGTAGTAGTGGTTCGGGATGGCCGTACCGAACACCACTAGGCAGGGCTGGTCGATGGCCCCCGGCGCATCTCGGCCGGCCTTGCGGCGCATCGGGAAGATCGAGTTGGCCGACGAGTACATGGTCAACAGCGTTTCCATGATGCTCTCGTACCGGGCGTCGCGCGCCTTGTTGATCGACTGCAGCATGCCGTCGATCTCGTCGGTCTGGAACAGCATGGCCGGCTCGGTGAAGAGCGCATCTTGCAGGCCCTCGCCCGAGGCGAACCGCCCACCGATCTGGCCGGACATCCCGAGCGTGTGCAGGATCTCGGCGTTGATCTTGCGCGGACGGTCTTTGCCCGCGGAGGAGTGGGCAAGGCCGAGGATGTAGACGTTCGTCCGGTTGTCGCCGGGGTCGCGCACCTTGCGGCCGGCGAGCGTGGCCTGCAGCGCCACCGCGCCAGCGAAGGCCATGGAGCTGTTCGGATACGGAGCCGTCTCCAGGCAATAGTCCACGACCTCGGAGACGAAGCCGGGGATTCGGAGGAGCTCCGTCGGCAGCGGGCCGGGATCTGGCATCTCGGGCACGCTATCCTCGGGCTCGGTCGCCCCGAGGTTGTCCTGCCGCCAGTGGTCCTCCACCACTGCGACGGCGACCTGGTCGGGTTCATAACGGGCGATGCTCGTCGCGATCCGCTGGACCTCCCGATCCTTCAGCGGCGGCCGGCAGCGGTCCTGGTTGGCTTGGCCCAGGGCGGCAAGGATCTCGTCCTGGCTCATCCCGACCCGACGCATGGCCCCGCCCAAGCGGGCCAACGTGGCGTTCCGGTGCCCGGCTGGTATCACGTTGCCACCGGTGGCCGCCGGCGCGCACTGGGGCGCCACGGGCGCGCCCTGGGCCGCAACCAGCCGTTCCTCCGCGGGCCCGCCTGGCCCCTGGGCGAAGAGGTCCTCGCCTCCTTCCACCCGGGCTCCGAGCCAAGCGGGGGCTTCGGGCTGATCGGCCGGCCCCGCTTCGAGCGCCCGGACCCACCGGTACGGCTTGCCGCCTACAACCGAGGGTGGCAAGACGATGTACCCTCCGTTGGCCCGGGTGTCGACCTTCGGGGCGAGCCGCCCCGCGGTACTGCTCCAACTCTTGCCCGCCGGCTGCCGGAAGATGTAGTGCCGGCCGCCACGAG